GCAATGGTAGTACCTACCGGCATTTCTTGTCTGCCATCACCAACACCAATATCTGTAGTGCCAATAAATCGCTGAGCAGACTCAATCACAAAACCCATAAGCTGAAATAACGTGCCAGAAGGCTCTTTATACGGCAAAGCCATCAAACTTGAGCGAATATCACCTCCAGGAATGTCAATATCCCTAAATTCTCCCGGATGGAGAGGCATTTGTTCATCGGCAATCCGCAAACCGCGAGCTTTAAACCCTGCTGGCATATTACTCAGCGTTCCAGAGTCAATAAGCTGTCGTAAATTAGCCGTAGCTGTTCTACTCAGGTTTCCGAGCAAGTGGATTAAGCCAAAACCGTAAAAACCAAGTCCTGGAGTGAACTTATATTGAACAAAATGAGGTATTTTCTTCTTCATTTTGTCATCTTGAGCAAAATTTCGCCGCACGGACAAAACTTCATCACTATCTGCGCTCACTGTAGCAATATAAGGCAGTTTTATGCCTGTTTCTTCATTATCTTCGCCCACATCTGGGTATTCTTCAAGGTCTAGATAGCAATGGCACTCATACAAAGTTACCTCTTCGCTGTCGCCAGCCGCTTCACGACCCGATAATTCATCATATGCGTCACGAACTTCATCAGTTTGGCTAGTGCTATCGCTATCTATTTCTAAATCACGGTAAAAACCGCCTACTTGGAGCTTTCGCAGCTCATTTTTTGACATTCGAATGATATGTGTCACCCGTTCTGCTGATGCCAAATCAGTTGCCGTGTACGGTGCAACAATATCTTCAGCCGGTACAAACTTACTAACCGGCCTACCAAGCACATCATCACGATAAATTTTCTTGAAAGCACTGCCACTCAAACCCAAATAGTACAACATCTGGTCATACTCTGGCTCATACTCTTCCATCTCATACATAATTTGATAATTCATGTAATCTTGGACGCGTTTTGCCTGTGCTTCTATTTCTGGGTTAGATTCTCCTACGATATTTCCGCGCACTGGTCCACCACTGGGCAACATTTCTTTATACGCGCCAGCTTGAAACTGCGTTACAGCTTCATTTAATATGGGGTGGATAACACCAGTAGCACCATCAAACGGCTCAGTACGGTTCTCATACTTCAAACCAAGTAATTCTAAACCGTTTGTATAAGTTTCTACCCACTCATCACGGCTAGTCTTATCATCATCTACACTTTGGGTAACATAACTAGCAATATCAGCTAACGTATCATCACTTAATGATTCTACCAGATTGCCATAAAAATCATCTGGCTCTTCGCCCATCGGGCTATCATCACCAAATACAACTTCCACGCCACCTTCGTCAGACGGCTCGACTGTGATTTCTAAAAAATCTGCTTCTTTCTCAAGCAGGTCATCCTCTACACCACTAAACGTATCATCAGGGGCTTGAATTAAAGAACGGTCAATGTTACTCGGGCGCGGGTTTGTTGCCATCAGTAATATATCCTTTGCACAGGGATAGCTTCATCTTCTTCGTAATCTTCAGGGTGCTGTATAAATCCACCCTCTCTAAATCTGCGTAAGGCTTGGGTAACTGTGTCAACGTAATCGTCGTGCTCTCCCGCAGGAAACGCCGCACACTCTTCTACGACTTCTTCTGCCCAACGTGTATCCGGAGCCCATACTAAACCACTTTCAAACAATGGCGCAATAGAGTTGACTCTTGTGAATTTATCGTTACCTCTGCTCGGCGTATAATTCATCACTGGTATACCCATATTGCGTAACTCTTGAGTAAGGGGCATACCACTAGCCTTAGCCTCAATCAACACACATTCGGGTTCCCAATAATTATATTCCTCTAAAGCTAACCGCCGCAAATCAGGGAAGTCCCATCTACCACGCTTTGCATCAACTAGAATAATGTTTGGTGGGCCACCTTCCTCCGGCTGGAAAACACCCCATGTGGTAATCGCACTGTAATCGGCAGTCTCCTTCTTACTAAACGCTGTATCGTAAGACTGCATTACATAATCTAAAGTAGGCACATCTTCTTTCTGCCACACCTGCCACCAATCACGCTTCAATATAGCAGCAACATCGCCAGTAGGGTTCTGCTGCCATTGAGCCTCCCACTTACCTACTGACAAACTTCCCTTAACAGAAAGCAAATCTTCCTTTTTCCAAAACTCAGGCCAAAGGGGGTCATCACTCTCAGGCATCAAAGCAGGAAACTCTACTACTTCCCACTTATCTGCCAGTATATCTCTACCCTGCTGCTTTATCAATTTGCCCGTTAAATCATTCTCTGCCCAACGGGTCATAATTATTACAATCGCACCTCCCGGCTGCAAACGCTGGCGCGGCCCTGATGTATACCATTCATAAGCATGTTCTAATGCAGTGGGGCTAAGTGCGTCTTGTTCACTGTGGGGGTCATCAATAATCAGCAAATCCGCTCCACGACCCGTCACCGCACCACCTACACCAGCCGCAAAATACTCTCCACCCTTACTGGTCTCCCATCGGCCAGCAGCTTGGCTGTCAGCGCGTAACTCTACTCCACTAAAAACCTTAGTATATTCCGCAGAGTTCATCAAATTACGCACCTTACGGCCAAACCTAAAAGCCAACTCAGCCGTGTGCGTTGTCTGCATTATCTTTAAACGCGGGTTTTTGCCCATCAACCAACTCGGCAATAAATAACTGCCAAACTCACTTTTAGTATGGCGCGGGGGCATATTCACAATTAACCGCTTTAACTCTCCACTAGCTATGCGGTTAAACTTCTCAGCCATAATCTTATGGTGGCGGCCATTTATAAACTCAGGCCAAACCGTTTTTACATACTCCATAAAATCATTCTGGCTGGCCTCTGCTTGGCTAATCTCTTTGGCACGATCTAATAAATGGGCGTACTTCTTTAATTGCTCTTCAGGGACTAACTGAATGTCCATAAACCAAGGTTCCTCAATAAAAGCGATAATTTATAAATATATCGAAAATTTTTCAAGGGCAATGAACCTATGACGTTTCAGCATGAACAGGGGTATGTCGTCTCGGTTTTTGATCGAGTAGGGTCAATATCCTGAAACTTTTTTGTTATCACACGATTTGTCCAAAACTTGGCTATACACCGAGGTACAGCCAAGGGGACGGTCTCGCGGGGGCCACAAAAAAAGCCCCGCGCTAGGCGGGGCCAAGGTGGCGGGGGTACCCTAGCACCCCCGCGCTGTGGTTACTTGGTAGGCTGGGGCTGCGCTACCAGTTTAACGTAGCCGGTACCCCATACCGCGCTGCTAGGGCTGTACCCGCCGTTAAGCAAAGCCAGCAAGCAAATTGGTTTTTTGCTGCTGTGGCCTAGTGGCTTGGCTGCTGCCAGTATTGCGGCAAGGCTGTTATTGCCATTAACACCATTAATAAGCCAGCCCTGTATTGTGGCGCGTACCCCGCCAGCCTTGCCGTTAAAGCCAAACGGCACAGGCTGCGGCTGGTCAAGCTGCACGTTTGCCAGTGGCACAACCTGCACGTTGTGCAAGTTGCCGCCTGCGTGCTGCTGCACAAACTGCCATATGCAAGCGTAGGTTAACTCGTTGCCAGTGTGCTGCAACGTAGCAGCCTTAACAGTGGCTGGCTTAACTGTGGCCTTTTGGGTGGCCTTACCCTTTTTAGCGTTTTGCATTTTACAAGCCTTTCTTTGCTGTAATGCAGGTAAGCGTTATTGCTTACAATTTTTATTATGCATACCTAAAAGTCAATAACAACCCCTAAAATGCATTTTTTTATTTTTTTATAAACGAGAAAATGCCAAGACATATTAGCATCAGTATCAATATCCACATCGCGCTGCTCCTTTGTTTGCGTTGCTATTTCTGTGGCAGTTCAGAACATTCCTGACCAATCCTATTTTGTTCGCCAAAATCCTCTAAAATCGTCGCGCTGCGCGATGATGATTGATGACGACCGATGATACATCTAGAAAGATATTGATTGATATATATAGACTAAGGCCTATATATATCGGTCTTCCTCAGGGATGGGAGTCATCATCCCTCCTCCTCAACGATGGTCCTCGGTGAAAGGGGACGCCCGTAGACGTCCCCCCGATTGTTAGCCCCGATGCTCAACGTATCCCTGGACCACCAACTTGATAAACGGGGTCATCCAGTATTTGCTGGACGGGGAGTATCCACCGTGCATCAAAGCATGTAGGCAGACTGGCTTTTTGCGCGAGTGTCCTAATGGTGCTGCCTTATTGAGAAAGGCTTTTAACGACGTATCGCCGTCTACACCATACAATATCCAGTCTTGGATTTGTTGCCGGACGCCTCCCGTCTTGCCACCATAACCAAATGGGACAGGCTGGGCCGACCCCATATCAACGTTCTCACAAATGGCTATGTGGACGTTCGCCTCGTTACCGCCAGCGTTTTCCTGGACCCACTGCCAAATCTCGTCATATGAGATTTCTTTGTCGGTGACAACGAGAACTTTCTCATTTACGACTTTAGTTGCGGTGGACTTTTTAACAGATTTCTTAGCAGTCATGACATGTCCTTTCTACGACATCTCTATAAGCACCATTGCTTATGAATATAGAGTAGCACCTAGGACTTTTATTGACAAGTCTTTAATTGTCAAAAAACATCGGCGTCATCATCTATCATCATCGGGTTTGCGAATCCTCGTAAATCGTCAGGCGACAATGATTGAGGAAGATTGATGAGTTGACTCTGGACAGAGGATGATTGACGACAAAACTAGACTTCGTCCTCCCTTGTGATGGGAGACGAGGATGATAGAATATGATTGATGGCACCCGCCCAATCGTAAGGAATCCCTGAGCTCCAGTCAGGGGACAATGGTCCGTCTTTCTCTGTCTGTCCTGCTATCTCCATGGCTCTTGAACCATGAAATATATTTATAGTTCGGGAAGAAGGATGACCAACCAAGTTCCAGACATTACCAGATTGTCCGCTATATCTTATCTGCCAAGCAATTTGATGAGGACGAAGCGCGATCTTGTTTAATGAGTTTAACCTGTGGACCTTCAGCTCAAGCCAAAAAGCATGACCGTCAAGTATGCCGTGCAAGTCAGGTACTCCAGGACTAGACCAAGACTCTAGGCGCGTCCAAAACACGCCTAGCTCCTTAGTCCCCTCACGGAGATTTTTCCACAGCGTGGACTCTGGCTTACTCATCAGCTATAAATGCTATCGGCTACAGACTTACGCATAAACCCGATAATCTCGAGGTTATCAACGAAGTTGTCCCATCCTTGGTTCCAATCATCCTTGGTGTAGGGTGTCCAGTCTGCTGACCTGTCTCGGTTTATTTCTTCCAAGACCTGAGTGAGATCCCAGACAAACCTCTCGCCTGTCT